TACACTGTAAAGGTGACAACGGGCCCATCCTTTACGACAAAGCGGCAAGAGTCGGCTGATTTCTTTGGAAAGATTGCGCAATCTCAGCCTGAGATGATGCAGATTGTTGGTGATTTGGTGTTTAAGTACATGGATTTACCAGGTGCGGAGGCTTTATCGGAAAGAATCAAGAAAACCATGGATCCGAGGCTTTTGGACGAAGAAAACGATCCTATGGCGGCGCAATATCAACAGCAGATGGAAGCCATGCAGCAGCAGCTACAGGCAGCAGCGCAAGAGATGCAAGCCATGCAACAGCAGCTTGATAACAAACAAGCTGACACGCAGATAAAGGTTCAGAGCGAACAAAACAAGGTTGAAATTGAAAGCGCAAAATTGACGTTGCAGCAGTCTGAAATGGAAACAGATGCTCAGTTAAAGCAGCAAGAACTTGAGATAAAGTTTAAAGAACTTGAGATTAAAGAACAGGAATTGATGATCCGTTTGGAAGAATTGCGGATGCAGAAAGAATTAAAAGAACTTGAGATTATGACGAATAACTTTAATGCCCAAAACCAAGACGATGATTCTGGTGAGATGGAAAAAGAGGATGAAGGTGATAATGGATCAAGGGATTTAGAGCTTGCTCTTTTGCAGGGTAACAGTGCCGCAATTCAGGGAATAACCAACCTGATGCAGAGCAAAAAGAACATCACGATCAACAGAGATGCCAACGGATTGATGGAATCCCTGACCGTTATGTAAAAGTGTATTGAAATTTTAAAAAAGGTGCTGTATGAATGAAGAAAATGTCGTTGTAAATGAAGAGGAAGTTTCCTCTGATGTTGCAACAGATGAAGGCCAGATTGAAGAAAGTAAGGTTGAGAGTCCCGAGGTTCAGGAAGAAATTGCCGAGCCTGAAGATGATACGCCCTTTCCTAAGAAGGCTGTAAACGCTATTTCGAGGCGTGAAAAGAAGATCGAAAAACTGCGTGCGGAAAACGAGCAGCTTAAAGCTCAGTTGCAGCAGGTGCCCTCTAAAGAACAGGTTTCACAGGTAAAAGAACCTGAGGTTTCAAAATCTGATTCTGCTCCTAATCCTGATGATTATGAGACTTGGGATCAGTATCTTGAGGCTAAGGTTGAGCATAATGTGAAAACAACTTTAGAAAAAAGAACATTGCAAGAAAAACAATCTGAGGTTTCTCGGAAAGAGCAAGAATACTTTAGCCAGAGAATTAAAGACTTTGGTGCGAGTGTTGACAAGCATTCTGAGAGGATTTCTGATTTTGAGATTATTGGTGATCGTATTGAAAAAGACGTTTTGCCTAATCTATCTGCGGATGTTCAAAAGGCCATTTTGGAATCAGAGGATGGGGCTTTGGCTCTTTACACCTTGATGAAGGAAGGTCGCATTGAGGATTTAGAGGACATGGACGGGCGAGAGGCCTTGAGATTTCTTGCTAAAGCTGAGGTGCGAGGCCAAAAATTTATTGAGAATTCAAGGAAAGTTTCTGCTGCTCCCAAGCCTATTCAGGCGGTTAAGGGCACGGGGACTTACACAAAAGACGTTGCTGACATGACCCCTGATGAGATCAGGAAAAAATATAACCTTAGATAAAGGAAAAACTGATGCCTAATACAATTAACACAAATAAATCGGCTCCTGGTCGGATTGCCAAAGTGGCAGCGACCATGTTTGCTGATGATATGCAGTTTGTAAAAACCATTGCGCGGGAAGATTCGGTAGATTTTGCCCCGCAAGCTGGTGGTTACAAACCTGGTGATACGATTTTTATCAATAAGCCTCCTCGGTTTACGACAGGAACGAACAGAGATATTACCTCTGGTGGTATCCAAGACATTAACGAAGAAAAGGTTGCAATGACGTTAAATCAGTCGTTTACGGCGGCTGTAGCGTTGACATCGAATGAGTTTGCAACAGATATGGCGTTTGATTCGTTTGCCGTGCGTGTTTTAAAGCCTTTGGTGTCGCAAATGGCCCAGCGCATTGAATCAACGTTTATTCAGTTGGCGTGTCAATCTACGGCTAACGTTATTGGTACTGCTGGTTCAACGGTGTTTAACACCTTGACCATGATGCAAGCTAACCAGCGTATGACGGAGTTGCTGGCAACAGGTAGTGAAAACGAGTGGATTGCTTTGTTGTCTCCTGGTGCTAAAACTTCGGCTGTGGATGCGAGAAAAGGTTTGTTTCAGTCTTCTGAGGAAATCTCTAAGCAATACAAACGTGGTGTAATGGGTCTTGCGGATGGTTTTACTTACTTAAGTAACAACCTGATGTACACCCACACAACGGGTACGGGAACGCAAACAGATGGTTCGGTTACCACAACGGCAAACATGACCAACGGTGCTTCGACCATTGCTGTGACGGGTTTATCGGGCTCTGGGACAATCACTGCTGGTACTGTGTTTACGGTGGCAGGTGCGTTTGCGGTTCACCCTATTACCAAAGCAACCTTGCCGTTTTTGCAGCCTTTTGTTGTAACGACAACGGCAACGGCGTCTTCTGGTGCGGCCACGCTTTCTGTTTCCCCAACCATTTACAGTTCTACCGGTGTTGGATTGCAGAACGTTTCTGCTTTGCCGAGTTCTGGTGCGGCTGTGGTGTTTTTAACGGGTAAAACTACAAGTACAAACTTTCAAAACTCTTTGACGTATTGTAAGGATGCGTTTCGTTTTGCGTCTGTGCCTTTGATTTTGCCAGGTGGTATGGACAAAGCGGCGCAAGAGACTGTGGATGGCTTGACCATTCGTGTCTTGGCGGATCACGACATTAAAACCGATCAGTACATCCTCAGAATAGACTTTTTGGGCGGTTTTGTTCCTGTTCGTCCTGAGTGGGCTGTGCGGGTTACGGCGTAACGCATGGGGGGATGGGAAACTGTCCCCCTTTTTAATCATTTGAGAGGTTTTTATGAGTTCAGGAATTATCGGAGGCAATATCTTTGCCATGTGTGCGGTTGTGGTCAACTTTAACCCTGCGTCTGTAGCGGCGGCAACAGTAGCGGCGCAATCGATTACAGTTCCAGGTGTGTTGCTTGGGGACATTGTTGTTGTGGTGCCTCCTTCAACGCTAAACGCTGGTTTGGGCATTGCTGGGGCTCTTGTAACGGCAGCGGACACCGTTTCTGTGCGTTTTGTCAATGCCACGGCAGGTGCCCTTGACCCTGCGGCTGCTGATTATGTGTTTTTGGTTACGCGCCCTGAGAGCATCGCGGGTCGTGTAACAACGGGGTAATGTATGGCAACGGCGCGTGACCTTATCACAAGGGCGTTAAAAGCATGTAGGGTTCTTGCCCCTGGTGAGAATCCTAGTGCTTCTGAGGCAGCCGATGCCTTGATGATTTTAAATATGATGCTGTCCAGTTGGAGCACAGATAACCTAAACGTTTTTGCTCAAACTTTAGAAAGTTTTTCTCTTGTTAGCAATGTTTCGTCCTACACGATTGGCACAGGACAAACGTTCAATACGGTTAAGCCTATTGCCATACAGACAATGTATGTAAGAAGTGGGTCTATAGATTATACCGTCAAAGAAATCAGCGATCGTGATTATGCTAACGAAATATCAATGAAATCAATCACTGGTGTTCCATATTGTTATAATTTTAACAATAATTATCCTTCTTCTGTGATTAAGTTTTACCCTGTTCCCGATCGGAATTATCAGTTGTTTATTCTTTCTGAAAAGGCTTTAACGTCCATTGCGTCTTTAGACACGGTGATTTCGTTCCCTGAGGGTTGGGAGTTAGCCATTGCGTATAATTTGGCTGTGATGTTGTTTCCTGAGTATCAGCAAGCGGTTGACCCTGCCATTGTGAAGATTGCGGATGATGCCAAAATGGGGATTCGTCGGGCAATCAATCGGAATCGCAAGTTTGTGTTTGGCGATGATGAGGATTTTAGACAAACAGATAATATCTATGCTGGGTGGTTTCGATGAAAACGGGTCTTGTTGGTCCGTCATATTCTGAAAGAAGTTTGTCTTTCGACGCCCAAAGAACAATCAATTTTTATCCTGAATTGAATCAATCTGGCAAAGAAATTTCAGCTTTGTATGGCACTCCTGGGCTTTCTGTCTTTTGCGATACGGGATTAAGCAAAAGCAGGGGATTGTTTGCTTCATACAATGGTAGGGTTTTTTATGTTGCTGGGTCTGTTTTGTATGAAATTTCTTCTTTGGGTGTTGCCACGGTTTTGGGAACGTTGGCATCGTCTTTGGGTTTGGTGTCGTTTGCTGAAAATCCCACGCAGTTGATGCTTGTGGATGGGACAAATGGCTACATCTTTACGTATTCTAGCAATACGTTTGTTCAGATTTCAGATTTAGATTTTCCTGTTGCGAATAATGTCACGTTTTTGGATAGCTATTTTATCGTCAATTCTTCTGGCACGACTCAGTTTTTTGTTAGTGCGGTTAATGACGGAACGGTGTGGTCTGCTTTAGATTTTGCATCGGCGGAATCGTCACCAGACAAGATTTTAAAGGTGATTGCCGTTAATGGGGAATTGTGGCTCTTAGGGGAAAGAACAACGGAGGTTTGGTCTAACACGGGTGACCCTTTGTTTCCTTTTCA